TAGGCATCATACTGCTATGCGTATAATTAGCCATTTCAGACGTAATGGATTTCCAAGTAACTTTGTTAAAGCAGCAATGATGCATTGGAATAATAATAACTTAGTACAATCAGAAATAGAGCGACTAGTAGAAGATACATATAACGGTGGTTATCGTTATAGTTGTCAAGATAAACTTATGATGCAACATTGCAAACCCAGATGCGTTTTCTTTAAGAGAAAAGATTATCTTATAGAAGTTAAAGGTGCAGAAGAGTTGCAAGAAAATCTTCATGAGCGATTGACAACAGACTTTAGTGGTCGTTGCTTAGATTTGTCAGGAATGTTAGGTCTTGATGTAGACAGTAAAATATATCCAGGTGAGCTAGTTACAATCTTTGGCCCAACAGGATGTAATAAAACTACATTTGCACAAAACTTAATTTTAGGACTTGATTTTGTCAATAATAGAATTGATAAAAAGTTTCAAATACCAACACTATTCTTATCGTTAGAATTATCAGATTGGTATATGCATAAAAGACATCTGCAAATCGTAAGTGATTCTGATAAAGAAACAGTGAATGACCATTATGAAAAAATCTATGAAAAGAATAAAGATGACCTGCAGCATCTAAATATTCAAACCGTAGCACCAACATTAGAGCAGATTAAGGGAAAAATAAGAGAGCTGCAACCTGCTGTGGTAGTTGTTGACTATATTGATTTAGTTGATACACCATCACACGTAAGGTCAGAATATGAACAAGTAAAATACATTTCTCATAGTCTATCTAATATGGCAGTAAATATGGATATAATCATAATACAAATCTCTCAAGTAGCAAGAGATTATTCACGTAATGAAGTTCTAGACTTATATGCTGGTAAAGGCTCAGGAGCAATAGAAAATGCCAGTAGGAAAGTAATAGGCTTAAGAGGTCAAGCTAAATCAAAAGAAAAAGTAGTTCAGATGTTTAAAAATACAGATGGTGAACTTTTTCAATGTGAATTAGAATGGACTCCAAGCTTTAGAATGAGGAGAACTGACGTATGATACAAAGCTACCAGTTATACTATGGCAATAGGCATCTTCTTTATAGAATTTGCCTATGCTATTAGCTTTAAAAGAATGTCTAAGGCTAATCCCCCAATCAAACCAGTAACCGAAGCATAGGAGGATACATGGCTAGGAAAAGCCGAGCTAAGAAAAAACCGAAACAATCAAAACGTAAAAGTATCTTAGACAATTGGCAATCCAAGTTTGCTAAAGTATTGAAGACTTTTCATGGGCACATGTGGAAGAATGTATTTCACAGGCTCATGAAAAAGTCCTCAACACTAAGGTCATCTTTACGTAAAAGAAGCAAAGAGTATGAAGTAGAGTTTGATATATCTTTAAAAGAAATTAGAGTTATGCTATTAAAAGCATATGGTAAAAAGTGTAAATATTGTTCAAGTAAAATGACAATTAAAAATACAGTATGCGACCATGTAACTCCACTTTCATTAGGAGGTAAATCAAACTTAAGAAACTTGCAATTAATATGTGCGAGGTGTAATACAAGAAAAGGTACTTTAACAGACAGGCAATATGGTAAAGTATTAAGCTGGTTAAAAAGACAGCCAGAAATAGTAGAAAAGTATGTACTTAGAAAGTTAGCAAAATCAGATAGATATTAATGAAAACAGATAAAAAAGTTTCATTGCTTATTATATTATGGGTATTAGATAAAATAGTAATGCTTGCAATGTTCCTTTTATTCGGGGGTTAAATGAATCAAGTGAAAATGAAAATATGCAAAGAATGCAATAAAGCAGAAGGAGAGGTAGAGTTTTATGGGAGATACAGGTCGCTGTGCAAAAAATGTCACAATAAAGAATGTAAAGAATACAGAGACAAAAACAAACCAAAGCTTAAATCCCACAGAAAGCCAGGGTATTGGTGGTACTGGGACATGGAAGCAGAGCCCAGAAACTTCCCTAAGAGCTTACTTAGCCTATAAGTATGGAGAAGAGAAAATGAGAAAAAATAAAGATAATAGATTTGACTTAGATTTAGAATTTGGAGAAATATTTGAAACTAAATTAGCAAATATATTAGCAAGTAAAAAGATAGAAGTAAAAACAGAGAGAGATATATGGAAGTCTACAGGAAATATTGCTGTTGAACTTAGAAGCAGAAATAAACCAAGTGGTATTCAAACTACTAAATCAGATTATTGGTGTCATATATTAACAGAAAATAGTATAGTAAAAGGAATAGTGATACTACCAACAAAAGAAATGAAAAAAAGAATAAAAGAAATAAGGGCAGAAGGACATGGTAGGCTTGAGCAAGGTGGTGATAATAATACAAGCGTTATGTTCTTACTTCCATTAAAGGAGCTATTTTGATTAAACTCAGAAAATGGAAAGAAAAAAACAAAATCATTTCTATGGAAGGAAACACAAGATGGTACTCAATCGAAGGTACAGGAGATTGGGTTCCATCTGTAACCTCTATTCTATCTGTAATAGATAAAGGTGAACACTTTCTTAAATGGGTAGCAAGTCATGCAAGTTACGATATAGCATGTCAAGTAAGGGACGCTGCCGCTGAAAGAGGTACAATAGTTCATGACATAGCAGAAGACCTTATGAAAGGTGAGGAAGTGCTAGTTAAGGACTATGGCCCAGAAGTAGTAAAAAGAGTTATGTGTTTCGAGAAATGGTGGAAAGAAACAAATCCTGAGATAATAGCAATAGAAGAAATGCTTGCTTATCCAGGTATACGTTTTGCAGGTAGATTCGACTTTATAGCCAGAATAAATAATAAGAATGTCTTAATAGACATAAAAACAGGTGGTCATTATAAAAGTCATGATTTACAAGCAAGTTGCTATAAAATACTATGGGACACTATAATGGAACAGTGTGGCTATGGTAAGGAATACTACATAGACGAGCTTAGAGGGCTATATTTGGGCGATAGATGGATTAAAGGACCTAATCCTCAATATAAGCAATTAAAGTTCTTAGCAAAGGAAGTAGAAGGTGCTGTTAATTTATGGTACTGGATGAATAGTGATGGCAGAGGAAATCCTCCAAGACCTTTCAAGAAGCGTAAGTTACCTTCTTCTTTTAAGTTAAAAAATCAAGAAAAGAAAAAGGAGATGATGGATGAGCCAGAACAATACCTTTAAAAAAGGAACTAAAGTTAAGTATGTGTATAGAGAAAACGGAGTAAAAGTAATAGAGGAAAGGCTTGACAAACTGGAGGAAATGGCACATCCTCCAGTTGAATGGCAAGAAAAAATAGCAGATTTAAAACATAAAGTATATGTGCTTATAATGAAAGTAAAAGAAATGGAGGAACGTATTGATGGATTATGCGGTAATTGCAAAAATATGCCACGAGATATTAATAAGTAGCAAAGTAAAAGTTGCTTTTGTAAATACAGTAGCAAGGTACTTTGAAGATGTAGATAAAAGCTTTAATAAAAAGTCATTTAAAAAAGCTTGTGATGGGAAAGATATTTATGAATCAACAGAAATTAGCCCAGATAAAATGAATCACAACACAAATGCTAATGCATTAAAAGGGCTAGAAGAGGCAACAGCAAGAATGAAAAATGTTGTTATAAATACTATAAGTTATGAAAGACAAGATAATACAGAAACTAACTAGAACATACTTTGCATGTGATATATGTAGCACAGAAAAGGTGCAAGATAGGTATAAATACAAACCTTTGCAATACGTGCCTGACCATATACCACCTACAACAGAAAATACTTGTAGGAAATGCTTGTATAGAGAAGAGTATGGTTCTAAAACATTTAGAAAAAAAATGAAGGAGAATACACTTGGCTAAGAAGAAACCAACTAAAGCAGAACTATGGAACAGCATTCAAACTATTGCAAGGGAGTGCGTTCAATTAAGAGAAAGAATAATGAATATGGAACATTTATTCGATATGCTATTAGACTTTAAGAAAATGAATAAAGAGTTTATTATGTATGTTGAAGACAAAATAAAGGAGAATGCCGATGCAGCTAAAGAAGTTCAAGAAACTGTCAGAGAAGATAATGCAGGAAGTGATGCAGACGAGAGAAGAGGGACAGAAGGAGTACGCCAGAACGCATAGTGATGTCTTTGCTAACTTTAAACGAGTAGCAGCAGACTTAGACACAACACAAGAAAAAGTTCTACTAACATATTTCCTAAAACATAAAGATGGAATAGCGAGTTGGGTAAACGGACACACATCACAGAGAGAGGATGTAAGAGGAAGGATAAAAGATGCAATCGTATACCTGATGCTATTATGGGGAATGGTCGAAGAAAAAAACTAACTATACATGGAGGCACTTAATATAAACTGCCTCCAGGTGTAGGCACACCTTTAAACTCACCTGATTCAACTTCTTGACGCCTTGCAGTTTGAGCTCTTTGAGCTTGAAGTAAAGGCATTCCAGTAAACTTGCTAATAGCCCTAATAGGATTATCAATAACATTCCCAGGTCCAACAACATCTCTAGCAAGTCTTCCAAATGGAAACATAGTCCATATATAATATTGAGAAAGCTTTTTGTAATCATCATCAAGCATAGCTCTCAGAGCAGGTGGCCCTAGTCTTAAAATAGGAGGAGTCACCATTTGCAAGGGTTCAAGACCTTTGGGCCACGCTCCGAAGAAAGCTCTGTCCCTAGCCTTCTCATCTCCAAATAGCCATTCACCTGTATCTTGGAACCAATTCCAAGGTGCAGGTAATGCTGTTTCAAACAATGAATACATAAAGGCATTAGAAAGTGCAAATACCATCAAGTCAATTTGAGCTGTTCTTTTAAACTTTTCAAACTCAGGAGTACCTTGTCTAAAGCCATGAATCTTAGCATCTCTAAGTATATCATTTCTAAATCTAACAGAGTTCCAAGACCACAACTGAAAACGTGTCATAACCTTACCAAGGGCAGTCCTTGAAAATGCTGGTCTAAATGGTGCAGAGTATAAAAACTGTGTAGCTTGTACACCTTTTTTAGCAGATTCAATAAGGAATGGATGGTTAGGGTCAGTAATAGAACCATTAAATCTTTCCCATGCAGCTACGTAGTGAGCCATAAACGCATCTCTACGCAATGCTTTTTCAGGAATAGTTAAGAACTTAGCAGCAAAGTTTCTAACAGCATCAGTAACTCCATGTTTTTTAGCAAGCTCAACAACTTCAGATTGTTGCATATCTGGATGCCTAGTTAACTTTCTAGTAAAGTCTTTAATAAAATCTTTAGCTTTAGCACTTTTAACCTCTTTAGACAAACCAGCTTCATAAGCTATGTATTCAGGAATAACACCATGACTTAATACAAACTCATTAATATCTTCTTTAGATTTCCATTTAGGATTAATCTTTTGGAGGTAAGATAGTTTTTTACCGTTAATAAGATTACTAAAACCTGCTGATTCAATAGTATGCATTGTACCACCAAATATATTAGCAACCATAGATTTAGGGTGTGCAAGTAGAGAAGCCATTTGAAACTGTGCTTCTAAATTAGACCAGTGTCTCATTCTATTGACATCAATAGCTTCAAGACCTTCAGGTAAGTCTTCCTTAACAACACCAAGTTTTTTTGCTATTTTATTAACTCTAGTAGTAACTTTATCATCAGCCCACCAAGCATAAGGTGTGCCTTTTAATTTCATATTAGGGTCATTAAAAACTCTGTCAGGTATATTAACAGGATTACCAAGAGCATCATTAACATATAACTTAAAGTAGTTACCCCAAGCATTAGTTAAATCTTTACCCCATTTCTTACTATGCGTTTTATAAAACTTGTCAATAATACCTCTAGAATATATTTGAGATAAATGCTTTGAGTATACGTTAGCTAAGTTACGTGCATATGTTTCTGGAACAGTAGCATCAATAGAATATTCAGATGAAAGTCCAGTTCTTTTAAACATACTACCCATCTTTTGATTAGATTTAAACCATTTAATATGTTCTTTTGCTTTTTTACTACGTTTAATAATAGCATCAAAAGCACCATCAAATTGCTCATAAGCATTCATTTCTTCAAAATGCCAATCACCAGTTAACGAATGTTTTTTATATAAGATATTAGCGATTGCATTATTCTTCTCTTCTTTAGACATTTCTTTATCGGACGTTTCTTTAATGATTTCAATTTCTTTTTTCAATGCCTCCACTGCTCTTTTAGGATTATGATGCATCCTAGGCCAGTAAGCTTTAAAGTCAATAACACCAGTAGGGTCAAACGCTCTTTCTTTAATAGCTTTAAACAAACCAGAGTCTAGTTCTTTAGATAGTTGAGCAAGCATAGACCTTTGAACCATTCTTAGCCCGTCAACACCAAACTCATATGATACATCTTTATTTTGGACATATGCCTTTTCAAGATGTTTTAAGAACTTAATATAATCTATTCTAGGAATAGTCTTTTCTTTATCGTGATAGCCTTTAATAAACTTCTTTAATGCTTCTGGTACTCTTTGCTTATCAGTTAAAGAACCCTTACCCGAAACAAAGTTATACATTTTTTCATAAAATCTATTATAACCTTCATTAACTCTATCGACAACTTGCTCTCCAGTAATCTCTACACGCTTACCATCAATTTCAGAAATAATATACTTTTTAGCTCGAAGTTTATCATAGCCGTATTCTTTTAGCAGGGTATTATAATTCTTTTGAAGTTCTGCTAATTGTTCTTTAGTAGAGCCATCTTTCCTGGAGAGGTTTAACTCTCTTTTACGAACAGCAATCTGTCTAAGCTGCTCACCTTCTGCAACATTACCAAGGAATAGATGTTCTTTTCTTAAATCGTTAATCCAACTATCAGCTTGTGCATCACCTTGCTGTTGTACTTTATGTATAAAGTGTTGGAATTTAGATAGATACCATGTAGGTTCTGCAACTTTTGCAGGTTTCATAGTACCTTCTTTAGTAAGTACAAGACCTTCCTTAACCAGCCAATCAATTTCATATTTCATCATTTCTCTATTAACTGTATTAGGAAATAACCAGTAAAAACGCTTTTGAATAGTAGGAGCTTTGTCTTTAAATAATCTCTGCCAAATACTACCATTTCTAAGGTCTTTAAAGTAACGATTTAAAGTCTTGTAATCTTGAAAGTTTAGAGTGTTTAGTTCTTTATTTAATATACCTCCGACAATTTCACCGAAATTGTGCTTGTTTTTGTTGTTATAGTGTTTAAGGTGCCCTAGTAGCTCAGAAACAGTAGATTGCATCTCAGGGGATAAATCCCTCATTTTACCCTTAATAAGCCCTCTAATACCCCTTTTTGGGTCAAACTCAGTCATTTTAGCAATATCACCAGCATGTTCAACCTCTGGTAATGATTCTTTAGGATTCTTACCAACCTCCATCAATTTGCTAGTACTAAGCATTGGTGCTTCTTTAGCTTTTTGGAAGTTTTGCAAGTAGCCACCTATAAACTCTTTAATGTTAGACTGGCTAACAGCTTGACTATTAAAACCAATCTCAGATGTAGATGTTCTACTAGCGTTCCATCTTTCTTGTTTAAGTAACTTTTCAAGTTCAGGAGTATTCTTAATCTTAGCTTCACTTTCAAACTTTTCTAGTTTAGCTAAATCACCCCTGTTAAGGTTACCCAATAGCATAAAATCAAATAGCTTCTTCTGTTTTGCTGTTAAATTCTTTTTAAATGCATCTATCTGAGAATCAATAGTAAATTGGTCTAGCTGTGTAGACGCCTTCTCTCCTGCTAATATTTTATTAGGAATCTCCATAGGATTATTAGGATTAGCTTTGTTCCAAGCTTCAGCTGCTTCAACAGATGCAATGTATTCATCAGTAGGCTGTTCAAACCTTCCAATTCTACCTCTATCTTTTCTTTTTAAATAATTATCTTTTTTAATTCTTTCAGTTTCAGCATGAATCTTAGATACTTTATTTAACTCTTTTTTATACATGCTTTTAACAACCTTATCAACAAGAGTTGTAGTATTCATTTGATATACATCATTTATAACAGCATCATTAGCAAACTTAACTACATCTTCAAGTAGTGTTTCAGCTTTGTTTTTGTTTAACATAGCCTCATCAATCTTTTCTTTAGTAACTAAAGACCTTCCACCCTTTTTAATAAAAGGCTCTAAAAATGCTTTTAACTCGCTAGGATTATCAGCAAGTTGACTTCTAATATGTGAATTGTATAACCTCTTAGACATTACACCTTCTACTATTTCACTAGAAGGTATGTTAAAGCTCTTTCTTTCCATTATATTTTTAAGATAATCATATTTCTTAACATTATCTCTAACAGAGCTATAAAGGTCGCTTAATTTGTCTTTATTGATTCTATGGAATACATTATCAGTAATATCAATATCCTTAACCATTCTACCAACTTTAGTTAGAAAAGTATTAATAGCTTCAGGATTATCTGTTGACATTTTTTCTAAAGGCTCAAGCAATCTGTTTGTTTCACCTTGAGTAAATCTTCTACCTTCTTCCCAATTTCTACCATATATAGCAGAGTTTGCTTGTCTTACATTACCAAGAGTACCTTCTTTAAATAGTTTGCTAATAGCTTTATTTTGCAAAGCTTTTTTAACAGCAGGGGGTACTTTGGTTTTAGGTGTAATATTAAAATGAGCATTTACAAGAGCACTATTAAATGTAAAATAATCTTTTAAACCATATACATCCATAGGGTCAGCACTAAATGCTACTTCACTACTAGCAAGTAGTCTAGCAAACTGCTTGTCTTTTTCAGAGGTTTTTGGAGTTACTTCAATCTCATACTCCTTCCCCCTCATTTCCACTTTAATAGTTTCAGGCTTACCTTTAGCAAGTAAAGAGCTATAGGCAGCCGCAATTATTTGTTTGTTATTAGCATTACCTCCAAGTAAGAATCTTCCTTGAGGTACTCTCTCTGCTACTCCTAACCTTTCAGAAGGAGAATATTTAGCGGCTAAAGAAGATTGATAATCAGCTTCTGCTTTAGAACCTGGAGTAATAGTAAGAAGTTTTTTAAATACATCTCCTTTATTATCCATAAGCATAGGCTCACCTTTTTTGTTAACGTCATGATATTCACCATAATTAGCATCAACCCAATCTTTTACTTGCTTAGTAAAACCACCTTTGCCACCAAAATATACAAAAGCTTCATCACCATCTTTATCAGCACCACCTAGTTTTCTTTCGCTAATACCATGCATAAAGATACCATGACCTTTTCTGCCTGTAAACCCACCAAAGGTTAAAGCATTAGCACCTGATACACTATCCATAGGAACACGCAGTACAACAGCCCTTAATGTTTCTTGAACCTCTTCCTGTACATGTTTATACTTCCCTTTATTAAAGTTATTCCATAGTTCACCTAATTTAATCTTACCTATACCTTCTAATCCTGTATCTACTTCAAGTGATTTATAGCTATCATCAAGGTAAAACTTCATAGTTTTTTCATTTCTAACCCACTTACCTTTACTGTCTTTAATGTAGTTTGCTCCCTGAAGGTCAGGAAGTTCTTTTCTAGCTTCAGCATCCATAGGTCTCATTCTTGCTACTAATGAGTTAGGTATTTCTGGTGTAATAACAGCATCAGATATCCAGTTCTTTAATGCTTGTTGTAAATAATCTTTAGGCCCTTTCATTAAAAACACATCAAAGTAATCAGCATTTTTGTTTTCTTGAGACCATTTAATAGCTTCTTCTATCTTTCTTGTATTAGCACTATTAAAGGTACTAAGCTCTTGCAAGTAATCATTTCTTGCTTCTAATGTTATCTCACCTTCTTGATACCTTCTTTCAGTTAATGCTTCATTTATATTAACTACCTTAGAGAAGAATCCTTGTGCAAGTTTTTCTTGACCAGGCTTACTAATAGCAGATAGCATGTTTTGTATACCTATCTGATTAAGATTGCCCATTAAATCTTGTAATCCTTCTTCAGTAGGATTTTTTAAATAAGTATCTAATCTATTATTCCAAGCTTCATTACCTTTAAACCTTGCTTCACTTTTAGAAAAGATTTCATTAACTACATAGTCAGGAGCTGGTACTTTAGTTAAAGATGTAGCTGCAGTAGCAAACTGCTTAACCATCTTCATATTACCAATCATCTCTGGACCTTGGAATGTAGAATACGTATAGTTTATTTTAGAAGGGTCAAGTTCGTATATACCTCCAACCTTTCTAAAACCTAATTGTTTTGCTGCTGACTCTGGAAGTTCAAAGTGTATACCTTCTTTTAATAACCTAGCATCACCTGCTTTACTAGCATTGTGATTCATACCTTTAATCATTAAAGCACCTAAAGGATTTCCATTAGCATCTTTATGTGTATTGTCAAATACAAAGTTTTTATTATGACCACTCTTAGGCACACCAGCGTCTTTATTTAATACATCAACAAGCTTAGTAAGACTAACAACACCACCATCTTCTGCTTCTGGCAACTCTGCATTTTTAGCAGTTAAAGGAGATTTATCTTTACCTAGTTTAGGTGGGTCAGCTATTACTTTAAACTTTAAATTCTCACCAGGCTTAAGTCCCATTTCCTTTCTAATAAATCTAGCATCAGCAGGGTATGATGTATTCATAACAATCTGCTGTCGTTTGTTCCATGCTACTAAATTCTTTATACCAGCAAAGTATTTGCCATGAATAGCATTAAAGTTTTTTACATTAATATCAAGGCCATTAATAGTGCTTATATCATGTAGTATATTATTTAACATAATTTTATCATGAAGTTTAGAATCTATTCCATACTTCTTCTTCATGTCAGCTCTAGACTTGCTAAGACCTGTTTTAATAAAATCTGTTAACTTATGTTTTTTAATACTTTTATGCTCAGGAACAAACTGAATCATATCTTTATCACCTTTACCACCTAAAGGCAATAACTTTTCTTTCTTTGCCATAGACTCAATAGTATTTTTATAAGTCTTTACAATTTCATTGTTTATCTTTCTATTTAGTATATCATTTATCTGTTGATACTCTAAGCCTTCACCTTCCATTTTCTTTTTAAGTTTAGTCATAGTATTGCTTTTTTGCAAATACATCTTATACTTAGATAACTCTATATCTTCAAACTTACCATTATCTCTTCTGCTAATATGGTCCCATATACCTACCTTTTCAAAAGGTGTTTCTGGAAGTATTAGTCTTTTAGCTTTACCAGCAAGAGTCATTGGGGCCCTACCTTCAGTAGTCTTAAGAACTTGAGCTTTAACTCCATCTGATGCTATTATAGTAGCTTGTTTGCCTTGATTGGCAATAGCCATTCTCTGACGTACCTGACCAATAGCTTCTTCATTTAAAGTAACTTTATGCTTAGTCTGCATTTCTTTAATAACATCAGCAGTTCTATTTTCTGAGGTTCCAGTTAAATACTTTTGTATAGTAACATCAAGGTCTCTAGCAACTTCAAGTTTCTTTTCTTGTATGTTTTTAACATCAGGAAGTTTATAAGCAGTTTTCATATGCCTTTCAACAAAATTAACAGACCTACCTGCTACTTGACTCATTGTTCTCATGCCTAAATCAACATCAGATGTTACATCTATTTCATCAACTTGTTCTTCAAGTTTAATCTTAGGAGTCTTTATTTTTTCTTTAGGTTTATCAGCGGTAAGATACCAAGTTTGCTCTTTAGGAACGCCTAAAACTTGCTCCATTGCTTTAGTGTTTATAATATCTTTTGGAGGTTCTACATCCTGCCCTGTAGCTCTAGCAAGAATATAAGCTGCCATTTTATTTTCAGCACCTTCTTTATATATAAGCTTTAATTGCTGTTTTACGATAGGTTGTACTTCAGTTGGAAGGTCTTTCCATTTAGGATGTAATTCAGGGATTCCAGTAGCTTTAAGTTCGCCAAACCCTGGCTTATTCATATCCTTAGCCATTCTATTAACAAACTCACCAGCTTTAGCTTTAGTCCATGGAGTTTCTTTACCTCCAAAGTAAGCACCCATTAAATATTCATATACCTGTTCTGGTGCAGTAGCCCCTTGCATAGTAGAATGAAGGCCCATAAACAAAGAACCAGCCATAGCCTTAACAGCTTTTTGACCTTTTTCATTAGCAACAAAGTTCTGTAAAGGTAAATTACCAATACCTCTAAACACACCACCTGCCATTGCACCACCTAAAAAAGACTCCATCATAACATCTACTCCACCTTTCCATGATGAAACAGCAGAAGCAGCTCCCAGATGGAATGCTCCTTCCATAATATGCTTTGCTTTTGGAGTTAATAAAAAGTCCGCTGCAGTTTTAGCTGCGCCACTTCTACCATCAAGAGAAGATGTCATTGCGTTTCCTACAAGCTTTTTTGCTTGTTTGGTAACAGCATCAGCACCAAGCATAGGAACAGAAGCTTTTCCAAATCTAGCAGCAGTTTGAGCTAATCCTTTAGCACCTATAGCTTTTAATGGGCCACTTGCAATACCAGGTGCAAATCCTGCTAAATGACCTATATTACGTATTATAGCTTCATATTCATTATCAGGAGGGTCAACAAAATTAACAGTCGTAAAGCCTTCTACAACACCACCTGCTAACTGTTTAACAGCATCTACTAAATCAAACTCACCTTCGTACAAAGGTACGTTATAGTAACTAGCGTGGGCTCTTAAGCCTTCTTTCTGTTGTTCATTATAATATTGGGGAAACTTTTTAAGGTCATCAGCATACTGACGAGTCTGCTGCTCACTTAAGCTTGGTTGAAACTCATTGGCCATCTATCCTCCTAATAGGTAGTGCCAGGGGTTACGTCAGGTGAACCACCTCCAATTAACATTTCTTTTAAACCTTCACCTTTTGCTGCTTCTTTAGTAACATCTTGAATAAGGCTAGCTATTTGTGCTATAGTTATTGCATCTAATGCAAGTCCTGCAACTGCACCAACACCTGAGCCTTTTAAAGCCATACCAAGAACACCCTTGCCTAGTATCTTAGCAGCTTGTTTAGGTCCTGCCTTTTTAACAACTTCTGTAATTAACTTGCTAACTCCATTTTTTGCAATATATTTTTCTACTGCAGATTTAGCACCACCTTTAGCACTAACTCCTAAACTTTTAGTAATAGCAGAATGAGAACCTTTTTTAACTACTTCTTGTCCTACTTTTGCTGCTGAACTTTTTAATTGAGCAGAAGTCATTCCACCTATAGGATTTAACCCAGCCTTTAATCCACCACCAGTTCTAAAAGCACCTACACCTCTTGCAGCCGCAGTTACTCCTAAACCAGTCATATTTTCAGCTAAAGACGCAGCTGCACCTCCAATAGCACCTTTAGGAGTTTCAGGAACAAATGGAGCTAATTGTGGAGCCATATCAGTACCTAGAAAATGATTAAACGCTTTATTTAATTCTGGGTTACCAGCTATAACACCTGAAATATCTTTAGGCTTAATACCAGCACCTTGCATAGTTCTTAGTTTTTTAGAAAAGGCTTGACCATACTGAGCTTCAGCAGCTTTGTATGATTGCATAAATTCAGCATAATCAGGTTCTTGATTGTAAAGTTTAGCAACCTTTTTATATTTGCTATATGCTTTTGACATAGTAGGAAATGCTGAAAAGGAGGTACCTGGGACACTACCAAACTCTAAACCCATAGGGCCTGCTTTAAACTCACCTTTAAAAGCAAGGTCTTCTAGCATCATATTACTAAAAGCACCACCAAACTTAGCCCTGTCTGTTAGCTTTTTTTGCATCTGTTCTTGTTGAGCTTTCTGTTTAGCTGCTTCTTGTTCAGCTATTGCTAACTGTTTTGCTCCTAAATATCCTTTTAAAAAACTCATAAAACTCCTATTTAAATTTATTATAACCAGCAAACATAGGCCCAGAACCTAAATTTCTTGCATACTGGTCTGCATCCTTTCCTAAAGCACTTAAAGAAGAGCCATATTGTTCTTCTAATTCTCCACTACGAGCCATTTGAGATAAAGCTTCTAATGGTGATTGACTTGACACATTCCATTCACCTGTTCCTGTATTTTGACGAAAAAATTTATCTCCACTAGCAGCAATCATTCCACTGTAATTAGGCAAATCGTCCATTGTTGCTTGAAAGTTAGGAACAGCAGACCCTCCAAACTTTGTTAATGCCTGTCTATTATACCCAAATTCACCGCCTCCTGTTATACTGGAATCTCCCATACGTAATTTCTTTTCAACAAGAGCATCATAATTGCCACCTTGTGCTTCATAAGTATCTATATCTTCTTGAGTAACAGTAGATTGGTCAGGAATATTTATTTTGCCTCCTAAAGATTTACGGTCAAGAGTATAATCCATTAAGCTAGGACCTTCTACTGTCCTTATTGCTAAAGGCGTAATATCCATTTCTCCGCTTTCAAATAAAGCTTGACCTTTTTTAGCTAATGGACCAAGTGGAGTTTTTCCAAAATCTTCTCCAAGATTAACATCATCAAAAGATGGGTCATCAATAGTATCGTCAAATTCTGAAAATTCATCGTATGTATCTTCAGCTTCAAAAGTCAAAGGTACTCTTCCAGTAGCAGGGTCTACTATACTAGCTTCTTTATCTTGTTTTTCTTGATATGCCTTCCAAGCATCACCTAAAGCCAATCCTAACCCTCCAATACTTTCACCAAAAGATTCACCAAACTTAGCAGCTTGCTGTGGCCCCATAAAAGTATTTGATAGTCCAAATTTTAATGCCATTATGCTATCCTTTCAAAATTAACATCTATTTTATTATAATCAACAACAAGATAACCATCTGAAGCATTTAAAACAGCATCTTTATATTTAGTATCTTTAAGCTCTTGAGCAATTACTCCAGTATAAGTTCCATCTCCATAAGATTTATCTTTATATTTAAATTTATAAATATTCAAGCCTTTGTCAGACTTTCCTATAAGTTTTATATCTTCTTTAAGGGAAATATCACTTTTTGCATACGCTCCAGCTACAGTACCAGCAGCAGTCATTCCTCCACCTATTAATCCACCCCAAAAGCCCAGCTCTTGCTGCCTAGCTGCGTTTTTAGCATCTATATTAGAAAGATAAGCTTGAGTGACATTTTGAGATAATTGGCCTTGCTGGCCTGCAACATTCGCTTGCATTTGACCTGCTAATTGCTGTTGTCTTTGCCCTAATCCAATTCCTTGCTGTTGCATTCCAAGCATACCTTGTCTGGTTTGCTCTCCTGCTTGATTAGCACTAACAGCACCAAGAAGGCCGCTTATTCCACCGCCTCCCATGCCTCTTTGTGCCATTAATTGATTTTGTTGTTGAACTACATTAGCTTGTTGGCCAGCTATCTGTTCTCTCATCATCTGTCTTTGCTGGTTATAATAGTCGCTACGAGGGTCAAAAAATTGTTGACTTTGGTCAAAAGCAGTTTGAGACTGTCCTCGCATAGTATCAATATCTTGCTGCCAAGGAGCTAAATCTTTTTTAATTTTATTTTGGTCGTAATAATCTACTGACGTCATATCGTCATATTTATTACCTAACCATTTACCTGCTTTTCCTAATAAGCTTATATTCCCAATTCCTACTGCTGCGGCCATTAACGGCATAATATCTCCTTTTTGTTTATAATCCAGCGTTTAAATATAATATTAAATGCCTTCACTAGTCAACTTGTTTTTCTATTCGAGTTAAATTAACTTTAGACCAACCATTTTTAGTCCTTACTTCAATTCTATCTGTACCACTACTTGTTTGTACTACTTTTATATCACCAACTTTACCTTTTCCTAAATCTCTCATAACATTTTCAGATTGATTTACAGAGTTAATAACATCATTAATGTCGTCATAAATCTGCTGTATAATTCTATCCATACCTTCAACTGCACCTGCTGGTGGCTTTTTCTTTGATATAGGCATTATCTAATTGGTCTCCTTCTATAAACAACACCAATAGCATCAATAGTAAGGGCATCTGTATCATCTGCATCTAATTTAACTTTAAGCCATTCTGAAGCATTATTGCTAGTTAAAGACCACTCAGCCTGTGTATCTTTATCTGTATGTGAGTGGTTAACAGTTCCATTAGGAGATTCAAATGTTAACCCTGTTATATCAGCATCTAATAAACCATCTCCATCAGTACCTGTTACTCTTACTTTTTTAAATAATTTAACCTGAGTGTCCATTCCCATAGTAAGTTTCTTAGAATACCAAGATAAAGGCTTTCTAGTGGTAGCACCAGCAAATGTAATTAAATTGCTAGTAGTACTTCCATTTGTTTGATGCACATAATAGACTTCTCCATTAGGACCATGAGTAAAATCTTTTATAAGCAGGTCATCACCATTATCACTTATAACTCCTGGGTCCCACAAGTCCCATCTTTTTCTTGTAACGCTATAAGCCCATATCTTTCTATGGTCAGTGTCGCTTGTAAATAACACCATAAAAGCCTTTCTTTTAGGCTCCCAAAATACTTGAGGCTTTTCTATAACTGCAGTAAATCCTCCTGAGCTATTTATTCCAGTAGCATGGTCAGATTGCCACGAGTGCATATCATCACCTTTTAATATAGTATCGCCTATTGTTTGAACTTGTCTTCCATCAAATAAATATATATTATTTTTATCACACCAACACATTCCATAGTCTGATGAATATACTGATTGCTGATTAAAAGTACCCATACCAGTCCAAGTATCTTCTATAAATAAGTTGTTAGGTTCTATCTTATATGTGTTATTATCGCAAAAAGCGTATATTCTGCCTTGAAAAGCATGTAAAGCATTGATACTATCAGGTAAAGCTAAAACGTCTGTTAAAACGTTAAATTGGTCGAAATTATATGGTTTTGATTTAGCTACGTAATTAGAACCAAGCAAATTAGCATCTAATCCTGTAGAGCAATTTCCTACAAAATGCGTATTATTTAATTGAGTATTACATTTATATTTAATATTATAAGTATCTATTACCTCGCTAATACCTGTATTCGCTTCAAAGTTTTGAAAAGAAACTCCATTATCATAAACAGTAATAGCTTTATTTGTTGTAAAAGATGGTTTGCTGCCAGAAATTTTAGATGATATCCAAGAATCATCTAAAGATTGTTCTTTTATTAACCTATAAAAACCTTCAGGAGCAAAAGAAGATGAATCAGAGTTTTCAGCTCTATATACCCTTACTGCTGTTACTCTTTTATTTATTAATGTCGAATTAATATTAATATCAAAAGAAATTGAAACTGTATTGTCAATAATTGCAACGGCATCAGTATTTAAAATATTATCAGTATATTGCGTAGAATCATAAATAGTCTGCACTTGCAAATCATCTCCCAAAGGACTTTCTTGATATCCATCATATATAAAAGACAATTTATAAAAATATTTATAATCTTTTTTTAATGTTCCACCTTTAGACTTAACAGTGCTATTATTTAAAAACGCAACAGAAGTAGGTCCTTCAACAACTTCTTCGCTACTAGGGTCATACGAGCCTCCATTAGAAGGGTTAGCAGCACCACTACCTGCGTCTACTTTAAAAGCTGCAGTTAAAGATGTTCCTGTTTGACTACTAAATAAAGCTCCATACAAAATAGAATCATTGTCAATTGCATCTTCAGAATCCCATCTTAAAGCCCCCATTGCATACGGTATATTAAAATCACCTCTATTAACACTTGCATCGTAAGAAAAAGATGAATTTGTAGAAGAAGGAGCAACATGGTCGTACATAACAGGACCAAAGCTACTTTGTTTTTGTATAGTAGCCATATACGTTTCTGTTTCATTTTTTACATAAAAAATTGCAAGATGCCTATTTATATCATCAGCATCTGAGTCAATTGTTCCTGAAGGGCCTGTAATATTTGTTATGCCCAATACATTTGCATCATGTATTGCGCTTCTACTGGATTGGTCTCCCCAAGAAGCAAATCGTAAACTTGCTCTAGGGTCTTGTGAATAAGCATCTAAAAAATCAGTAGTAGCGGCAACTCCTTTACCAATATCAGAAGCATCCCCATGTATTCCATGCATCCACCATTTAGCTGCAGCACCTGTACCATCTCGCTTCATTCCTATTAGAGCTCCTAAAGGATGTGCAGTTTTCCATAATAAAGCAAGACCTTTATAACTAGCTGCTGTCTGAGCTCTCATTGCTGCTAAGTTAGCTTTAGGAGTTGTTATTCTATAATCTTCGTCAGTGCAATACACATACATATTTATTGCATTGTTATTTACATCTTGAGTAAAAAGTAAATGATAATTTTCATCAAGTAATACTTGCCCCATTAAACTTCCTGATGCTTCAAAGCTATTAGCACCATGAAAATGATATTGAGCGTGTGTTAAAACACTTTTAGTTATAGCATCAGAACTTTCTGCCATATTATTAACATTTCTTTTTATAAACTGAATACTTCTACAATCGGCAGTACCTCCTAAAAACATATATTTACCATCACTGGTAATTGTAATCTGTCCATGCCCTAAATCTTCTCTATTAGTTTCATTTATAGTAACACTTTGAACGTGATTACCTACATTATTACCAGCAATAGAAAATGTATTAATTTCAGTATTCCCCGCTGCTGATACGTACTCCCCTGTACCTGCCCCTGATGTTAAATCTTGGTCTCCATCTGTGCCATTAAAAGGCGCATTTGAATCTTTATCTAAATCAACTTCTTCTGAATAAATATGAACAGGACTTCCATCGTCAGAAGTTACAGCTTTTCTAAGGCTACTTGTAGTCCCTGCATAAGCTCTTCCTCGAGTATGCCTATCTGTTGTATGTATAATTTTATTTGTTCCATCTACATATATGTCAATAGGGATTCTAGAATTTACATCTTCTGTTTTATCTTTAAACCATTGAATGTCCTGATTTATAGTAGCATCTGTATAACTTCCTTTAGTTCCTATTGGGTCATAAGAAACTAGCCCTATACTATATCCACTAGTTAAACTGCTATTACTATTTGTTCCTATTAATTGAAATCCAAACTTTTTAGAAGCTGAATCTAAATGAGCAGAAACTATAAAAGAATGTGTAATAGTAGTCCTAGTAGCTGTAATTTCTGAAATGCTACTTGCATTATAATTAAAAAATACATACTTAGAACCTCCACTTCCAAATTTACCACTATCTTCAAATAAGTTTCCAATTAATACGCCTATTTGATTTTCAGTGTCAATTAAAACTCTATCTACTCTAACTTCAGTTTCAGCAAATAAATTACTACATGTCCTTGCACTAACAGTTCCAAGTGTAAAAGATGTAGTTCCTGTATAGGGATACAATTCTACACCGCCATGTCCTTTGCATACAATTACAACTTTTAATGCAGGGTCACATACCACGTCTCCATAATAAGTTCCAAATTCAGTATCAGAACTTTCAGTATGAAGTTTAGTCATATTAGAAGTAACGCTACTGCTATTTGAAGCTACTAAACTTGACCCGTAAGCATCAGATACATCATCTACACCATCTAAAACTTGGTATCTCACCGCCGATAAAGCACTATGTTCGGCATTAACACCAGATGCACTTCTTGTTGTAAAAAATACTAATTTATTAGTTGAATCTATACATGTATTTTTTTGCATAATATTCGACATAAAAGCTACCTCACCAGAACTTGCTGCTATACCAAAATAACTTCCATTATAACCTTCTATTCCATTTCCAGAACCATCTATTGAAGGAGATAAAGTTAATATACTATTAACCAGCCTGCAATGCTGATAAGCTGTATCTACAGCTCCCCAATCACCTGCATCCATAGTACATACCCTGGTAGATAGATACCTACTATCGTCAGCATGCCCGTAGGTATTGTTTGTAGCAACAGCATTATCACCAGCACCAACCATTCCTACTATACCCCCTAAAAATCTTTTTGAATAATCACCAGATTCTAAATCATAATAAGGCTCCATATATGTCCAACTTTTATAACCATTTCCTCCGCCTATATAATAAGGCATTCCCGTACAAACTACATCATCAAGGCCAATAGAAGAAAAAAGTAAAGGAGTATTTTTGGACAATGTAATAGTTCCACTTGCAATATCGGTAGAAGCTTGATGAGATGCTTGACTAGTACAATATAACATACCAATACCATACCCACCTTCACTTTCAGCCGAACTGCCATAATTAGTATGTAATGCTCCTGTATTTCCTGAATAATAATCTTTATGAATAATAGGATATTCATTATTATAATGCTTAGAAAAGTATATCAATCTTGCATTATCTGCACTAATATTAGTTTCCATTTCTAGTATATCAGAAATATAAGTGTGGTCTGTATCATTACTCCAGTCATGACTAATAGGAAATGTTTTGCTAATTTCATCATTAACGGGGTCATAAGCATATAATATTCCACTTGTTCCTACATTTGCATCAAATATCCATAAAGTAGCAGTTGTAGCTGTTTCATTTGTACCAGTTGCATGACGAGCACATATACCTTGTGTAGATTCAAATCTTGTGCTAGAAGCACTAACAAAGCTATAAGCAGCTCCAGCTGTATCTTCCTTAAATTTATATACTCTACTTCCTTGCCATTCTATGCCATAAATATAATTAGTTCCACTTTCTGTTCTCCATATCCATTTATAACAAGATTTAAATTGTGAAGGACTTTTTAATTCAGCATCTGTGCCATAAAAACCATTAGTAGTGCTATAAGCACTTCCAAATTGAGTATGGTCTATTTTTCCTACCCATTTGGGGTCATTAGAAGAACCAAGACCTATATGTAATTCTTTATTGCTAATTTCCATATCAATATTTTCATTATCAGCAGCAGTTGCATCTATATCAGATATTAAAGCAGAGCCTGACAAAGCTGGAGTGCTTGCATTTTCTATATCATTTGCATATAATATTTTACCATCTGTACCGCCACCATCACCTTGATATGCAATAATAGTTCTTAATCCTGTATCGCCATCTTTAATAGTTTCTATTCTTTTTATATTAGCACCAAATGTATTTATTTTAACAGCATCATCAGGAATAGCTTGCAATTTACCATCTTGTGCTATTGGGTCTACATTTAAAGAATAAGATGCAGCTTCGTGACTAATATCAGTCTCTGATGGAGTTGTTTGTGTTCCAAGCGTAAAATTCTTTATTTCTAATAACTCTTTAGGCATAAGCCAATAATTCCTTTATTTTATTTCTTACTAACATACCTATATTTTCATAAGAATCTTTTGATACTTCTACTTTTAAATCAAATAGCATTTGCTTTCTTTCTTCAGGTACTTCTTGATTGGGTATGCAGTAATCAGTTATTTCATCTATTCTTTCATTTATATCATTATAATTAACTAACATATGCTCATAATGTTTTTGAGTATACTCTTTTGATGTTTTTGTTGCTGATATTATATATTTAACAAAAGGACCATCATACTCTTTAACAATACTTTTTAATACATCTTTATAGTCTCTATCTATTATAACTATCTTCATATCAGGAAATAAAGTCTTCATCTCATCTATAAAGAATACTGCTGAACTATCAGAATTGCCAGTATACGGAGCTTTTTTCATCATCCTAAGGTCTCCTATATCAAAACAGTTTTTAAGGCCTTCATGATAGCAAAATGAGCTTCCTACGGTTAAATAGTTAGCTAGCCATGCAGTTCTACTTCTAGGTAATCCTGTTATAAGATAATCCACTAATACTTTTTCTTATTCTTTTTATATTGTTTAATAGCTTTTGTTTTTGCTTTCTTTGCTTGTTTTCTTGCTTTAGCTTTTTTGTTTGGCATTACTATTCTCCTGTATTTCTAAATGGTCTACTTTAAACTTAGTTGCTAGGTTATAAAACAAATACGTTAAATATGCAATAAATAAAAAAAGCGAGGTAAATAAAGCTCCTAATATAATTGCAATAAAGTTCAATCTTCTCTATATCGCTTTTTAAAGAGCTTTTTTAAGATTCCTTCCACACCTTCTACATAACCCTTAAGTGCTTGAAAATCTAGCTGTGTACTCTTTATTTGGTCTATTAGTTTAATAGTTATACCCTCTAATCGCTTAAAACGCTCATCTAGTTCTTCCATTAACTCTGACTGGATAAACTGATTTTGCTTCCAGATAAAATATCCAAAAGCTGCTGCTACAGTTAAGGGTATCCCAAACTGCTCTAAAAAAGCAATAGGCTCCATTATTTTCCGAGACCCATTCTCATTGCTAATGCTTGTATAATATTTTTAGGTTTAGCATCGTATGCTTTTTTAGTTGAGTCTATAATAGCATCCATTCTATCAGAAGCTCTTCCTCTTCCTTCTTGAACAATATCATAATCAGCCATCATTTGAGCTTTTATTTCATTTTCATCTAACATATTATTTACATTAGGATAATCCCATTCTCCTGACTCAATAAAGTCACTGTAAGTATCTCTATCCATATCAAATGGATTACTAACTCCTTCAAATTCCCATAAAGGTTGATTATGAGGGTCATTATAACCTACAGGTGTACTTCCCAGTCCTGCCTCTTCTAATCTTCTAAAAGATTGAGCTTGAGTCATTCTTGTGTCCATATCCTTTGTAGCTTCATATTGAGCTTCAGCTTTTTCAACTGCTTTACCCATTTTATATTTATTTACTAAATCCATTAATCCTTTTGCCATTAGAAATTTATTTCACCTCCTATTCTAAATAGTTCGTTTGTTTTTGGCTCTTCCAAATAAATGTTAGAGCTGTTCGTTTTATAACCTAGTCTTCTTTGATGAGGATTAAGATAAACACCTTCAGGTGCATATGCTGTCATTACTTGACCAATAGCACTTCCTAATAACCCTTGTAATCCACGTTTAGGGCTATTAATAGTGTGTTGTGCTTTTCTTTTTAATCCCTTTAATTCTTGCTTTAAGTAATTCCTAGTAGATAAATCAGATTCCATATAATCAGTAGCAATATTAGCAATCTTCTCATGCATAGGAGAAGGTTGTAACCCCTTACTAATCATCTTTGCTCTTCTTATAAGCTCTCTATTATCCACGAATTAACTCTCCCCATAAGGACGCTTTGCCATCGATGATTTGAATAGGGTGGACTGCAAAATGACCTTTGTCATAATAATCCACGACGGCAAAAGCATGCGCCCATTTGTGCTTTCTACCACCTAACCACTTATTCTTTTTATCAGACATACTTTTAAGACAGCCTAAACTCCATGCTGATTTAGGTCCATCCATATGACTGATGCTATCTTGTTGCATAGAATGATGATGCCCATATATAACATTGCATCCTAACTTCCTTAAGTGATTAGCAGTGTGGTACTGTCCACCGAAATGATGCCCATGATAATAATATAACTTACCAATTTTAAGATACTCACCTGGTTCGTGATATGTCCAGCCTCTTTCATCAAATTTTAAAGCATTCTTTGTTTTATATTGCTTAAGATAAGGATATTCCTTAACAAAGTTGTCAAGCCACTCTTCGTGGTTGCCAGCACATATGTGCCTTTTCTTACAACCTACTTTGTCCAACTTCTTATCCAGTATATCAAGCCATTTATTAACATCTGCTATATCCTTTTCTACTCTAGGTATAATGTATTCAACTGGTGGTTTTTTCTTTCTTTTCCATTGCCAGTGACTTACACTAGCCCATTCACCTAAATCGCCTAAATCTACGTATATATCAGGCTTTACTATTTCAATCGCTTTTAAAACTACATTACAAGCTTTCTTGTCATGTATTGGTACATGTTTGTCGGGAGTTACGATTGCCCTTTTCAGGACTCCCTTATTTTTGTTTGGCATTTAACCTCTTAGTTTTTAGGTCCTTTGTCAAGCCCCTTCCAATCTTTAGGGTTTGTATATAAGCATTTAGCTTTATTTAGCAGAACTTCAGTATAAACAGCAGAGCGCATTAAGTAAAACTCTCCACATTCATCGCAAGTCCATAGTAATGGCTTGCTTGAAGCTCCTAGAACCTCTATTTTATTTATATCATGGCTACCACAAATGTGACATTCCTCTGGCCTTTTCGTGTAGTATTTAGTCCCATAAATTCCCAGCCCTTCAATTAATGAGTCTTTATCTGTATTTATTAGGTCTTGTAATACTACAAATCTATGTGGCATGCTCCCCCTTAAAGTGTCTTTTTTACTTTATCCCATATCTTATCATCAAGCTTATTTTTAGAACTAGCAACTAAATAGTCACCAAGCATAATTAAAACTGCTTTCATCATTTTTTCAGTTAATATAGTTTTTGTAACCCAACCTACAATTAATCCCATCGATTTTCTCCTGTTATTATTTTAATTCTTTCCAAATTTTAATAGACATATATACTACAGTAGCAATAGCGCCTAAAGCACTAAAGAAAGGAGGAAGAACTTCCATCCAAGTGACCATTGAACCTGATATTCCAACTGTTGCTGTTTTTAAAGTGTCTTCCATTTTTCTCCTTATTCTCTGACAAATCCTTTATATGTGTCAGAATCCCAATTATTTGTAGTTGCTTCCCAATTTAAAGTTGTCTGAGCATTCCATGCTTCAGGTGGTATTATAGTTTCTCTATTAAAAGCCATGTTGGACTATTACACCTCCCCTTTGCTTATGTGTTTTAGAGTATTTTTTAGCCCTTTTTAGCCCTTTTATGTACTCACCCTCAAAGAACATCGCCAAATCTATATTCATCGTAGGAGGGGTCTTATAAAGGTCTGATAATGCTTTATGTACAATTACTTCATGGAACTGAACTGGCACTTCACTTGAAGGACCAGTAGCAGAAGTAGCTAAAGTAGTTTCTGCAAAAGGTAATGCCAATACAATAGCATATACTCTTATATTCTTTGTACCAGCAACACTACAGCTTTGATAATTAGATGTTTTATCATCTCTTGTAATGGCATTAGTAGCTTTTTCTACAATAGCAAGTCTATCATTATCTATATAGTAATACCTATTATTACTACTAGATGTAGGTGTAGCTAATGCATTTGCATCAGAAGTAGCTATTTCATCATCTTCTATTAAAGGCTTACCAATTAATCTTGGAATAGCAACATCATTAAACTCAACGCTAATAATCTTAACTATATCAGCATCTAACGTATAATATCTTTGACCTGCAACAGAGCTTTCAACTAAAGTAGTTTCTACTATTTCAGACTCTGCACAGAACGTATCAGACGCTCTATTTAGCATTTTGTTTATTTCAACAACACCTTTACTTGGATGGTGTTGTTGAATCAGTTCCACCATTTCCTTCTGATTCATCAGTTTTCTCCAATTCTGTTAATACTTCAATAGCACCTTGTGCCTTAAGTACCATTTCATGATAATATGCAGCTTGCTTCTGGTATGCCGTTAATTGGTCCTTTAGGTTTACCAAGGCATCTGCATTTGTTGGTTTTTGTAGCTTTACAGCCTCTTTTTTGTATTCTTTTACCTTTGACATCGTGACTCCTTATTATTTTTACCATTTTACTTTATTTGCCCAATAAGCTGCTGACATTTTACCCTTTGCAATGTTTTTTCCATGTCTAGCTTTAAATGATTTTCTTCTTGCTTTTTGTTTAGCAGATTCACCTGCTTTAGGTTTACCTGCAGTTTTAACACCTTGCTGTCCAAATCGTATAGTTTTAACTTGTGTACCTTGTTTAGCTACTACTACATGAGATTTAGTTTTGTGTCCAGGAGTTCTTTTAGGTTTATTATAACCACTAACTCCAGCTCTTTTTAATCTTGAATCTTTAGCTTTTGCCATTATTGACTCCTTTTTTTATGCACTTTCTAAGGCTGTTACCTTAGCTGATAATTCTTGTATTGCCGCTGCTAATAAAGGAACTAATCTTGAGTGGTCAAGCATTTGTGGGTCTATTTTTCCGTCACTATCTACAGCATCTTTTTCCCCTCTTACTACATAAGGAACTACTTCTTGAACCTCATGCGCATAAAAAGCATCAATAGTTACACCTGGAGCTGCTTTATAATTAAGGCTATAAGGTTTTAAATTGCAGACTCTTGTTAAAGCATCTGAAATAGTTTTAGCGTTTTCTTTTAATCTATAATCAGAAGTTGTATTATATGCTACCGCAGTACTACTGGCAGCGTCTATATTCCCATGCGAACCACCTGAATCGTGAAAATTAATATATACTCCATCAGTGCAATTGTCTTGAGCTGAAAAGCTTAACTGTAAAATCATATCACCAGCATCAATACTGCTATGTGAATTTTGAATATAAGCTACCTCTTGATTGTCACCTGGGTCACTAGCAACATGCAATGCAGCAGCAGGAGATGTAGTTCCTATGCCAACTTTTGACCCATCTATCATCAGTGCATCGTTGGTTGCATTTCCATTGTCAGCAACTCTAAAATAAAGTTTAGCTGATTCTGAACCATCAGCAGGGTTTGATATTCTGCTGTATATATCTACATATTCAGCATCATTCCCGCCTAAATCTTTTCCTCTAAAGGTTAAAGTACCAAGATAATCATTTACAGCAGGACTTGAGCTGTTTCTATAAATCATAATATCAGGACCAGTATCAGCCCCTGCATCTGTAGATTCGATTGTTAGTATCGGATTGTTATCTGATGTACTTGTACCAGATACATGTAGATTTGCTATTGGAGTTGCAGTTCCTATACCAACCCTACCATCCTTCCTTATAGACATTTTAGATGTACCGTCTATCTGAAATCCTATCCTATTAGTATCAGCAGGAAATCCTACTGCATTTATATAATAATTGTCATCACTATCATTCCAATGTTGTGTTGCATATTTAGTATCTTCAGCCCCACCTTCATCAGAAACTCTAAAAGCTCCATTTACTTCTAAAGCAGAACTTGGAGTTGCAGTTCCTATGCCAACTTTACCATTTGCCTGAATAATCATTTGAGGGTCACCTGCAACTACTGCCCCATCTGCAGCTGTACAAAATTCTAAATCAGTTGGCATATCATTACCTGCGGCTGGAGTGCCAGATGCCCTGGCTCTTATAATCGCACCTTCTTTCCATGCATCCGTATAACCTCTAAATTTAATTTGACCTACAATTTCATTATCATCAATTAAAGCAGGAGAGCCTTCAGTTCCATCTGCTGTTTGAAGCTGAAGTGTGCTGCAATCTGTAGAGTCATCATCATAAGATGTAATACTCATAACAGCCCCTGAACCAGATGCAGAAACTTCTAAAAGATTGTCAGGAGTTGTAGTTCCTATTCCAACCTTGCCATCTTGTAGCATTCTCATGGTTTCTGGAGTACCAGCTCCTGTTACAAAACGAATATCACCACCACTAAGATGAGTTGTTATAGTCATCAATTCATTTGAATCAGACCACTGTACTGCTGCACCTAAATTATCGTCGTCTGACCCAAGAACAAGCTCTGAAACACTCCCATCTGGACATAGGACACTTAGCCCTGTATTCCCAGAACCCTCAATAACTAATTCATCTGCATCTGCGTGTGCTGTTACAGTTCCAGCACTGCCTGATAAAATGTGTAAATTTCCTTCTGGAGTTGAAGTTCCTATTCCGACTTTACCAGTATTGCCTTGCACTACCAGTTTGGTCCCATCTACTATAAAGTCATCACCAGCGTCAGAACCAAGAGTTATAGTAGCTCTGTCAGTCCCAAGGGATAATGAAGAATCATTCCCAGCTCCATCTTCTATTATAGTTACTGAATTTGTAGGCAGTTCAGCATTATCTGAACCAGATACGTTTAAAAGACTCTTATATGTGCTTGCTATTGATTTTCCTGTTAAAATTGCCATTTAATTTACCCCTATTGAGCAGGTGCTCCTGCTAATCCTTTTGCTGCCAAAGCTTGCATAAGCTCTGTATTAATTAATTGTTTTTGTCCTAATAGCCATTGATAAGTTTGAGCATCTTTAGTTAACCTGGCTTGCATTTCTGATAGATTTGCATTAGCATTAGTTATATAGCTACCTATCTGAGCTTGTAATTGTTGTTGCTGCTGAAGATAGCCTTGTGCAATTTGCAATTCAGACTGCACAGCTTGTAATGTTGCATTTGCCATTTCAGAATCTTCATCTGCAAGCCACCCTGTTACTGATTTAGATATATCATCTGTATTTGTAGCGCTATTAAATGTAGATGAATGCTCTAAAAGAAGTGCTGCTTTATCTAAAGAATCTGATACAGCTGCTAAGTCTTTATTGCTTCCATCATAAGTTACATTTTCGTCGTATAGCCTGTCAGTATATGTTTTTGCACTAGCAATGTTAGTTTTAACAAGCTCTACTGCTGTATACCAGGGAGATGCAGTTTCGACAAGTGTATAGTAATCCTGATAATAAGAAAGCTTAGTCCCTATTATTTTGCCAGAAGCATATAATATTAAAATATCATCATAACTATCAGGAATTGGAGATATAGCAGTAACAGACTCTATGTCTATATCATCAATCCTAGGTGTAACAACAACATCTATACTTGGCGTTCCTAATGCAGGTAATACTGTTACCTTGCTATTTGATACGTAGTATACAGGAGAAATAGCAGGGGCATAATGCAAACTATTTATATCTGCAGCTTGCCTTGCCATATCTGCTGATATTGGAGTACATTCGTATTTTGTTCCATCAGAATGTTGTAAGTATACATTGGTAAAATACTCCATATATCCACCTGCTCCACCACCTAATGTAAAAGCATAGGAGCTCCAATTACTTGTTGTGTGAGTAGTAAATAAAGGAAGTTTATCTGGAGTAGCTTTAGCTACTAAGTCTAGTATAAATTTAGCACCATCTGCTATAAATTGCTCTGCTGTGCCTGATGCAGTCGTGTAATCTTGACTATTCCAAGCATCTATATCACCAGCATAAGCTTCTATTCTTGCTTTATAAGACATTATTTACCCTTCTTCTTTTGAGTGTTAAGTTTCCTTCTGGTATCCAATTTAACTCCATGCCATGGATTACCTATGCTACCTGAGTATACTACCTTTTTAGCCATTAAAGAGCAGTGCTATGCGTAATACTACCTATTGCAGGTAAGTTTATTAATCTACAGGTTATATCTACATCACCTGGATTTGCAGCGGTTAAAATAAACTTTAATCTCATATAAGCTTTGTTTACTATATTTGCAACTCCTGATAAATTAACAACTGTTCTTGTATCGCATGCACTACTGCCATTTAAGTCTAAAAGCTCAACTGTTGTCCATCCTGTATCTTCTGCCGAAACATCAGAACCGCTGCCTGAAGCTGCATTAGCTACAGATGGGTCATCAGTTCCTTGCCACATAATTTGAACATCAGCAGTATTCGCACAATCTATAGCCTCTGTATTCCAAGCAAATTCAGTCTCTGTTGAAACTGCAACGCCAAATGGGTTTGTATACATTATGCTAGTAGTTTCAGTATTATCAAAATCTATAATAATTTCTCTACCTTCATAAGACTTTTGTCCACTTTCATCAATTGGGCCCCATTTGCCTCCATTTTGGATAAAATTGGCCATTATGGTCTCCTAGGTGGTCTTGGTGACCTAGCTGCAGTTCTTGCAGTCTTTCTAGCCTTCTTTAGCTGCCTTGCTGTTTTTTGTGGTGGCATCTTTTTTGCCTTTTTAGGTTTAGGAGCAACTGACTTTCCTCCACCCTTTGCACCACCTACAGCTTTGCCTGGCATTGCACCAAACATTTGAGCTGTAAGAACTTGAGCGGTTTGTATTAAGTTAATGCTCTTTTTTTCACTTTTTGCCATGTTATACCTCTTTATTATTAGTTGTGTAGGAAAAGACCTACTTTAAATTTATTTGCA